AAGTGGAGTAATGCGAGAAAGAGGAAAATCAATTGCAAACGACCTAAAGGATTTTCTGAAAAAGCACATTGTGCCTCTAAAAAAAGGAGAGGTTCTAAGAGCAAAAGGTGAGCCATTAAAGGATTGCCCACAATGTATGAAAAGAAAGTATTGGTGCACTTGTTGGAAAGTATTGAAAGGAAGATATTATGCCTAAAGACGCTTGTTATCACAAAGTAAAAGCTAGATATAGAGTTTTTCCATCAGCATATGCTTCAGGAGCTATTGCAAAATGCCGAAAGGTAGGAGCAGCTAATTACGGAACTGGTGGCAAAAAGAAAGCTAAAAAGAAGGCAGAAGGTGGTGTAATTGAGCTAAAAAATGGTGGTTCTGTGCCAAAAAGAACTCGTAAAAGAAAAACAAAAAATCCAAACATTGCACGAGGTTGTGGTGTGGTTATGAACAATAGAAGAAAAGTAACAAAGTTTAGATAATGGCTGTTCGTAAAACAAAAGCTGGTCTTGCTCTTAAACGATGGTTTAAAGAAGATTGGAAAGATCAAAGAACTGGTAAAAAGTGTGGTAGACAAAAAGGTGAAAAACGTGGAACTCCTTATTGTAGACCAACAAAACGCATTTCATCAAAGACACCTAAAACTGCATCCGAGATGTCTGCGTCAGAAAAAAGAAAGCGTATTGCACAGAAAAAAAGATTAGGTCAACCTTCAGGTAAGCCAAGAAGAGTTCAAGCAGCGAGGCGTAGAAAGAAAAAATGAGTTTAGAGCAAAAAATTTGTGATGAAATTAAATCTTGGTCTAAATATGCCTTAGAAATTCCTAACGAAAATTATAATAATTTACCATCATGTCCCTACGCAAAAGCCGCTTGGAAAAACAATAAAGTAGGTTTTGCATTAAAAACCACGAAAAATTACGATTTAGTTTATACTTTAATAAATAAATTCCATGATTCCAAAGATTTAGTAATAGTTATTGATCTGTGTTATGAAGATAATAAAATTTTTCATAACAACCTTACAAATTTAAATGAATTGATACATCAAAATAAATTCAACCAAAGAGATATTTGGTTAATGGGATTCCACCCTGATGACGACGTTAATGAACTTATAGATGATGGTTCTTTTGACGAAATTGTTAGTGAAGAATATTCTTTGATATTCGTACAAAGACTAAGTAAGCTTCAAGAAAGTGCAAATAAATTGAAGAAACTTGGATATTATGATAATTATTATAATAGGTACGATGTTAAAGACATTTATGAGCAACGTGAAAACTACTATAGGAGACTAAAATGGCAATGAGTCCAAGAAAAATGATGGCAATGTCTAAAGACATGGCTAAAGCAGCTAAAATGATGATGGGTGGCGAAGCAAAACCAAAAAAAATGAGAGGCGGTGGCATGACCAAAAAGATGCGTGGTGGTGGCATGGCTAAGAAAATGAGAAAAGGTGGTAAAGCCTAATGGCAACCTCAAGTTCTACTGATTTTGATTTAGATGTCGCAGAGTATATTGAGGAGGCTTTTGAAAGATGTGGTTTAGAAGCTAAAACTGGTTACGATTTGCAAACTGCTCGGCGTTCTATGAACATTATGTTAGCTGAGTGGGCAAATCGTGGCCTTAATCAATGGACTATTGAACAAAGGACACAAGCTCTTACGATAAATGATTCAGAATATAGTTTAGCAACTGATGTAATTGATATACTATCTTTAGTTGTTAGACGTAGTGGAACTGACTTTTCAATGACAAGAATAAGCAGAGATGCTTTTTTAAATTTACCAAACAAAACTTCTACTGGCAGACCCACACAATATTTTTTAGATAGGCAAATAACACCAAATCTAAAATTATTTCCTACGCCAGAAAACAGCACAGATGTTATTGTGTATGATGCTTTAACACGCATACAGGATGCAGATACGCAAGTCAATACTATGGAGGTGCCTTTTAGGTTTATACCTTGTTTGACTGCTGGATTGGCTTATTATATAGCAATGAAAAGAGCACCAGATAGAATACAATTTCTCAAAACTGTGTATGAAGAAGAGTTTGAAAGAGCAATGGCAGAGGATAGAGACAGATCTGCATTTAACGTATCTCCTAAATTAGATTATTATAAGGTGGGATAATGGCTTTTGCTAGTGGTAAATATGCTTACAGAATATCAGATAGGTCTGGGTTTAGATATAAATTAAAAGACACTCGAAAAGAATGGAATGGGTCTATTGTTGGCAAAGATGAATATGAAGAAAAGCATCCACAACTAGAACCAGTAAGAGTTCGTGCAGATAATCAAGCAATTAGAGATGCTAGACCAGACACGGAAGATGATGGAAAAAAATTCATTGTTTACACAAATACTGGATTAGGTAATATAGGAACATTACTTACGACATTTAGTGCAACGGCTTCAGTTGGAACAGTAACAGTGAGTACAACATGAGTTTTACATTAACAACATTAACGGCTTCAATACAAGAGTGGACTGAAAATGATGAATCAACTTTTGTAGCCGAGATTCCTTTTTTTATAAAAAATGCTGAAGAAAGAATATTTAAAGTTGTTGATTTAGACCTTTTTAGAAAAAATGTTACTGGAACAATGACAAGTGGTAACAAATTTTTAGAAAAACCATCTGATTACTTGGCAACTTTTTCTTTATCTTACGTAGATTCAAGTAGTCAAAATGTTTTTTTACTACAAAAAGATGTTAATTACATACAAGAGTTTACACCAAACTCAAGCACCACTGGTAGTCCTAGATTTTATTCATCTTTTGATGTTGATACATTCATAGTTGCACCAACTCCAGATTCTAGTTATGCCGTTGAATTACATTATTATTATAGACCTGCTTCGTTAACAACTGATGATTCTGGAAGCACTTGGATAAGCACAAACGCACCAGATGCTTTATTATATGCTACACTTGTAGAGGCATATACTTTTATGAAAGGTGAGTCAGACTTAATACAACTATATACTGCAAGATTTACAGAGGCTATAAGCAGACTTAAAGTATATGGTGAAGGACAAGAAAATACAGATGCTTTTAGGGAGGGTTTGGTCAGAGTTCCAAAACAATAGAGGGTAGCAAGATGAAAAACAAAAGCATAGCTATTGTTGCACTTGGCAATAGTTTTTCAGAATATATATTAGCAAAAATAAGAAGTGAAAAATTTGATGAGGTATGGACAATTAATTCTATGTCTGGTGTTATCTATCACGATAAGTGTTTTATGATGGACCCGCCCTCTAGGTTTTTGGATTCACCCAACGCTGGTAAACAAACAGATGTAATGACAGAAAGACTTTTAACTAAAAAGGATATACCAATATATTCTTGTTGTTTAGATAAAAGATGTCCTGACGTTGTAGAATATCCTTTACAAGAAGTAATACAAAAAACTGGCTATGCTTATTTTAATAACACAGTATCTTATTCGATAGGTTATGCAGTATCACAAAAAGTGTCAGATTTACATTTGTATGGAATAGATTTTACTCATAAAGATGTTGCTTTTGCAGAGGCAGGCAGAGCGTGTTGTGAATTTTGGTTAGCTATAGCTATTTCAAAAAAAATAAAAGTTCACATAGCTAATAGTTCATCTTTGCTAGATATGAATGTTCCAGACGATGAAAAACTTTATGGTTATCATAGACTTGACGATCCACTTGTTTCTACAACCACACAAGGTAATATGTTAATAACAAAAAAATCAAAGTTAGAACCGCCAGAACCACTTGATTCAAAACCTAATTTAATAGGTAGAGTTGATATACCTGGCATAAGTTATGAGGAGAAAAAAAATGCTTGATTTAGGATCAGGAACTGTTGGAAGTGTCAATATTAAAACATCACAAGGGGGTGGATTGACAAACGAGCAGATAGCAGACTTAGCTGTTGATAAGATAGCAGGTATATCAGATCAAGCTCCCCCTCATGTTAGGCAACAAGCTAAATTATTTAAAGAGCAACTTAAAGGAGTTTTGTATCATTATATATTATTGGCAAGAAGAGAGGAACGTGCTAGTATAATTCAAGTTCTAAGATCAAGCGGTCAAAAAGAAACCGCTGAATATATAAGGAGACTTTAATATGGCTATAGCACAAGCAATGTGTACTGCATTTAAACAAGAGTTATTGTTAGGCACACACAATTTTGCAACAAACGGAAATGCTTTTAAATTAGCGTTATATGCAGAAGGTGGTGGAGGCAAATCTTCCACAACTGCGACATTAGGAGCAGCAACGACTGCTTTTACGACAACTGGTGAAATTGCAAATAGTGGTTCTTATACTTCTGGTGGTGGCACTTTAACTAAAGTTGCACCGACAACTTCTGGAACAACTGCTTTTACAGATTTTGCTGACTTAAGTTTCACAACTGCAACAATTACCGCTATGGGTGCTTTAATTTATAATGACACTAATAGTGATAAAGCAGTTTGTGTGTTAGATTTTACATCTAATAAAACTTCAACATCTGGCACTTTCACAATTCAGTTTCCAACTGCTGATGCAAGTAATGCGATTATAAGGATAGCCTAAATGTCAAATTCTACCTTACAAGGTTGGGGTAGAGGCACATGGGGTCAAGGTCCTTGGAATGAAGAGATTGACGTTGTTGTTACTGGTGTTGTTGGTACAACTGCTTTAGG